TGAATATGGGTCCATCATCTTCGACGAACGATTCTTCTTCATTAAATACTTCCTCTTCTTCAGAAACCATAGGTAAGAACGTTGCGACGATTTCTTCTGTTTCTTCATATATTTCCTCCATCATTGTTTCATCTGCAAATAAAATTACTGGGCCATCTTCAAATGACATACCCTCTTCTTCCATTTCCATGTCCATAAAAAATGTATCTTCCATGAACATTTCATCAAAAAATTCTTCAACAAATTCCTCTGCAAATGTAAAATTTTCCATTTCTGTTTCCATTTCAAATTGAGGTTCTTCATTAAAAGTAAAGTATTCCTCTTCAAAATAGAATTCTTCTAAATCTTCAAAAACTTCTTCTTGTAAATCTCCTAATGTATCTTCAACATTGTCTAAAGCTGTAGATGTTTCTGTATCTAGTACAGTATTATCATAAGTCATTGTAAGTTTAGCGCCTAATAGATTAGGTCCGCCTCTACTTGCTGTGCCTGTGTTGTTATCCGTGCCACTCCAAGACCAGTCTACTTTATTAGAATTTGGATTATTATATACAACTGTATCGTTGTATTGACCGCACGCTGCAGATACTCCTGCTGTAGAATTAGTAGGATAACCATTACAGTTTCCTTTAAAACCATCTATATCTGTTCTTGTTTGAGTAGTAGTAGATAATACAGTACCACTTGAATCTTTTATTTTAATTGTAATTGTGTGAGAGTCTGTTGCTCCTGTATCGCCTTCACAATTACCAGCTTCATGATCACAGTTTGCAACATCAATATAATTATTAAGAGTTATGCCATTGTCTAACATCTCTTGAGTAATATTATTATTAGTTAAAGCAATGTCGTTTTTAGATATTGTTGTAGTACCAGTAACTTCAAAATCGCCACCAACACCCCATTTATATCCACAATTAGATTGAGAAGTAGGGCAAGTGACAGTAAAACCATTCATTGTAGCATTGTTAGATACATAACCAGAGCTACCAGGATTAATTTGATCTGTAGAACTAGAATTCCAATCTACTCCATCTCCTGTATTAGGAAGTAAATTACCTGTTGTTATTTCTTCTGCTGAAATTGTAAGGGTTGATATTGTCAGCAAAACGGTCAATAGCAAAATACGCATATACACTAGCTCCTATAAATATTGTTAACCAAATCATTTTTTCCTTTTACGCATGTAATGTTCTGATGGTTCATAGTCCCATCGTTTACCGTGGTGTCCTCTTATATCTGCATACCACATTCTTAATCTTACTATCCACTTTAAAACAGGTCTTGGCATTACTTAGGTGACTCCCATTTTACTGGTTTTTTCTTTGGTAAAATAACTTTTTCTTTTTCTAATTCTTTATCTACTTTTTCAAATTCTTTAGTAGTTTTAGCTTCTTCTTCAATTCTTTTTTTTTCTTCAATAGCTTTTATTTTAGCTATTTGTTTTTCTTTTTTTTCTCGTTCCTTCATACGTTTAACATATATGTCATAATCAGGTCTTTCGTGATCGTATTTAGACCAAAGTTTTTTAGCTTCTTTACCTATTTTACCATCAATTGGACATGGAGTGCCTGCTTGTATCATTGATTCAAACACACGTTCATCTTGACAAAGGATTGCAACAGCTGCCACCTTCATACCAAAGTCATTAAGTATTCTTGCTAATTTTAATCTTTCACAATTTTTATCTACTACATGTTTTCCGCCACTAACTCCAATTCCAAATGTTTGTATTCCTGCTGATACACCAACAGCGCAAACATCTTGAGTCATAGAATTATAAGATGGTGCAGAGGCTGATGGTGGTGAAGATTTTATATCTGAATTTGTAGTATTGTTAGTTGTAGTTGTAGATTCTGATCCAGATTGATATGTTGTTGTAGCAGTTGAAGTATATCCACCTTCAATTGCGGTGTTACTTCCTGAAGTATTTGTTTGAGTAGAACCTGCATGTGCTGGTCCACCACAGAAAGCTAAAAGGCATAATAAAATAATTAAACCTCCTGTTGCATAATAATTCATAAATTTATCCATCATATTTTACTTCGTCTTCGTAACTTTTATCTTCAACTTTAGATTTACATTCACAATTTTCACATGTGCATACACCATAATCATCAGCATGAAGATCACCATTACAATGACAATCACAATAACAATTTTTACATTTAGACATTTGCAGCTGCAGCCTCTCTGCAAGAAGGACATGTTTTTTTATAGGTATCAGGATGTTTTTCACAAACTACTTTTATGTCACTTTTTGGAACATCTTCGTAATATTCCAAATGTGGATCTTTTTTTTCTTTAAATAATAAATTTTTTACCCAATATATAATTTTATTAATCATTTTTTTTCTCCTCAATTTCGTAAAAGAATTTATCAGTGTCTTCTGTTTTCCATTTACGAGTGTCTTCTACGTTCCACTCGGAAGTTTGCACTTTCCAGTCAGGTACTTCATCTTTCATAGTAAAAGATGAGATACTCCATATTAATCGATTGTTTGGCTGAGCCGCATAGTTGCCATTATCTAGGGCAAGTATGTGTGCGCACTTATGTTCGTGCGGAATTTCAGAATGATCTGTGTCTACTATATTACTCTCTGGATGCGCCCAGTCAACAGTAAAAAGATAGGAGCCATGATGCCATTTTTTATCTTTCCCCCAATATTTTCCAGAAGTCCCTTCTAGGAGATCATAAGAAGTAATAGCAGGATAGTAACTAAAGCAGTTCCACAACTCCAGCTCATCAAGTCGACGCCCAGGTACTTCTTTTGGGTCAAAACCTCGTTGTATAAACGCAGAAATAGGCAACCTATAAAAGATTGCACCATTTTCCATGATTGCGTGAAAGAGTATAGGGCGTCCCGTAATTGATGATAGGCCAAATATAATGCAGTCTTCAACTTCTCCATGATGTGCTTTAAGATCGTAGAGATATTCTCTCCTGATCTGTGCATAAGTCACAGGAATGTTTGCATTTAAATAAGCCATGTATCATAAATTAACTAATTATAGCTATAATGATAACGACAGCAATGGCTACACCGATTTGTACTTTTCTATCGGATTTAACCTTTGCAATTATTTTGTTTACTATTTCCATAGTTCCCTCCGTTTTTATTCAATTTTATTAAGTATACCCCAATTTGGTCCAGATTCATAGTCTACTTTATTAGGAACTTCAAGTGAAACTGCATTTTCCATTATCTCTTTTATTTTATTTGCGTTATCACTTACAGATATATCAAGTTCATCATGAACTTGAATGTGAGGAGTAATTCCTTCTTTATATAACTCTATCATTGCTTTTTTTGTCATGTCAGCAGCTGATCCTTGTATCAATCTATTTAAAGCCTTGTACGTGTAAGCACGTTTAATCCCTGGTCCGTGTTCCATGAGCGCTGCATCATGAGGCAACGCTTTATGTATTCCAAATTGATTTGGTTCCCACAAATGAAACCTACAAAGTCTTCCAAGTAGAGTTCTAATCTTACCAGAGTCTTGTGCTCTTCTCATTACGGCATCCATTAATTGTTTTACGAATGGAACCTTGCCATGATACTGTCTAAATAATTCTTCAGCTTTGTCTTTAGATACTCCAAGTTCAGCTTGTAATTTATTTTTACCCATACCATAGAACAGACCAAGGTTTATAGTCTTGGCCTGTGACCTAGGTATCTCTGCCATATCTGCCACGATAGTATGAAAATCTGCGTCTCCTTCATGATAAGCATTTAATACTTCGTCCACTCCGTAGAGATTCTGTAAAGTTGCATAATGCACTACCAACCTAGGCTCTTGTTGAGAATAGTCAAAACAACCCCATGTATGACCCTCCTCGGGCACAAATAATGACCTGATCCGTGGTCCAAGTTCCTTGTTCCTAGCTGGTATTTGCTGTAGATTTGGATTTGAATAACTGAATCTACCAGTTACTGTTCCTCCATTATCGGATCTTAATTGATTAATTTCTGCATGTATTCTACCCTTGTAAGAATGTTTCAATATGGTATCAATAAATGTGGTATGGGCTTTGTTAATTTCTCTGGCTCGGGCTATTCGTTTCACCAGTGGGTGGGGGTGATTCTGTAAAAAGTTTTTTGTAAATGATGGAGAATTTGTTTTTTCGGTTCGGTCAAATGGTAGGCGAAGTTTTTCAAAAACTTGCGCAATTGAACGTGCAGCCCATATTTGAACATCTATTGATGTTTCTTTTTTTACTAATTGTAAGCATTCTTTTTCTTCTTCAACTAATTGTTGCTTTAATTCATATGCTGCTTCTGTATTTACACGAACTCCTAAGAACCGCATATCTACGAGGCAAGGGAATAGTTCAGTTTCTAAATCAAAAATAGATTGTATATCTTGGTGTAAAATTTCTTTCTTAAGTTCTTGCCAAAGTTCTAATGTAAGTTCAGCATCTTTTTCTGCATATGCGCCAACATAAATGGCAGGTAGTTTATACATTTCTGCTTTGGCGTCAACCCCCCAATCTTTTGCTGCTGCATATAAATCTGTTTCATTCTTTGTTTTTCCAGTGTATCGTCTAGCACAGTTGTTTAAGTCATAACGCATTTGATTCTCATCAACTACGGCCGATGCAATCATCGTGTCCACTATTTTACCGTTAATACTTAAACCGAGCGCTCTTATCCAACATACGTCATACATGGCGTTGTGAAATATTTTTATGGCTGGTGTAGATAATACACCTTGAAACCAATCTAAAACTTTTTTACGATCCATATTACCACCACCTTCATGAGCAATTGGATAATAACCAGACCATCCCTTAACAGCTACAGCTATTCCTGTAATATCTCCTCTACCTGTAACATTACCTGAACCCATCTTTACTAAATCAGGGTCCTTTGTTTCTAGGTCAATTGCTATTTCATCGTGTTTGGATAAATCTGGAAATTCTGTTGGTGGCAGCCATTCTGTCTGTGGTTTGAATAAAGGAATTTGCATTACTTAACTATGCCCCATGAATTTTTTTCTTTCTGTTTACGTTCCTTAGTTTGTTTTACTGATTCTTTATAAGATTCTTCTAATTCTTTTTTTTCTTTTTCAGCTTCTTCTAAAAAATCTTTTTTGTCTTTATAATCTCTCTCTAATATCATCTCTAAAAAATGTATCGCTTTTAAAATATCTTCCTTCTTTCCTTTCAGTCTATGACGACAAATATATTTTATAGCGCATCCTTCTGGAAAAAGCAATTCATTTTCAACTACAAACTTACTTGGTTGAATTTTAAATTTTTGATAGTGACTTCCTCCGTGTTGTTTATCCCAAACGTCGCTCATATTTTACACTCCTTATTAATCGTTTAATATATTCTTCATGTTTTCTTTTTTTAACTTCTGGTCTTTGATAATATGCTTTGTCCCACGCTCTACCTTTTTCACTTTTTCTCCATTTTTTTCTAGCTCGTTTTCTACTTTCAGCGTAAGGGTGTGTCATATATCCCCCATTGGAAATGCTTTATTTTCATCTTTAGGTCTTACAATATGTAAATGTTCCTTGGTCCTTGTTGCACCTACATAGAACAATCTATTCTCATCATCACGATTTCTTTCATAAGATTTTTGAGTGTTCATAGTAAGGTCTGGTAATATAACTACATTATCTTCTTCTCCACCTTTAACACTGTGAATAGTAGATAATTTAATTCGTGGTTCTTTATTTAATTCTTCTCCATTAGCTCTCATTTTTCTAATATATGTAATTCTTCTTGACCCAGCATTATCAAAGCATTCATACCAAGCGCTTTTAGTATTAAGACCATGTCCCTGTGTTAATTGATCTATTCTATAAAATGATTCTTTAGATAAAGATTTTAATTTATTTTTTTCCCAATTAACTGGACTCATATATTGAGATATATTAATAATATCTTTATAATGTAACAATTGTCCTTTTCTTAGATTTTCCCAGTTAAGTGCTGCTTCTTGAATACTTTTTTCGTAAGACTTATTAAATCTATCTTCAAAATATAATCCTTTTTCTTTTAACACATCTTCTAAAGCTTTTAATTGATATCTTGTTCTAGTTAACACTAACCAGTTTCCTTCATTCATATTAATATCTTCAAAATTCCAATACTTACTAATAGTTCCTTCATGTGATTTTGGTTTCCATTCTTTATGTAATCGGTTAGAAACTCTTTCTATAATCTTCATAGCATAATCATGAATTTTTTTAGGAATCCTGACTGATTGAGTCAGGTTTAATAGTTTTCCTTTTTGTGTAATAAAAGAATCCACATCCGCTCCTGCCCATCTAAATATTGCCTGGTCATCATCTCCTGCAATAAAAGAATCTTGTGTATTAAAACTGCCTACCATATCCCATTGCATTCGAGATAGGTCCTGTGCTTCATCAACAAATACTACTTCAAACTTAGGAGATTTATCTGATTTAACAAAATCTAGTATCATGTCATTATAATCTATAAGTCCATAGTCTTTTTTATATCTGTCTAGTTCATTAGCTATAATAATAAGTTTATCATATTCTAATTTTTGAGTGTGTTCTTTTAAATTAAATTGTTGGTCTAGTGTAATATTTCTTAATTTTGCAAGATTAATAATTCTTAAGTAATCACTTTTTGTAGTAAATAAACCAGTTTCCTCATCGTCATAATCATTATAATCTATAGGTATTTGAATCTTTTTTCCTAAATCTTCATAATGTCTACGTTGCATAACGTCTTCTTTGTTAATTCCTAAACGTCTAAATGCTAGTGAGTGTAGTGTTCTAAAATATGGAAGATCATCTTCTGTTAAATTAAATTTTTTAACAGCTCTATCTCTCGCTTCGTTTGCTGCTTTCCTGGTAAATGCAAAATAACCTACTTTATCTGGATCAGTTTCTTTTAAATAATCATCAACTTTATTTAAAAGAGTATGAGTCTTTCCAGTTCCTGGTGGTCCTAATACTATTGTTTTCATAGTGTTAAAAATATCCACATACATGTTAGTATTGTTAAAAATAATAAATCACTCATTAAAATGAATCCTTCGGTTTAAGTTGTTTTTGGTTATAAACTTTTTCTGGTTTTTCAAATGCATCTACTATCATTACACTTGGTCTTTTCTTACCAATATAAATTCTGTCATCTTTACAACCACAATGCTGAATTAATAAATCTTGTGTAGTTTGGTGTTTTTCTGGCCATTTTCTTCTCTGTAAATAACCGTGAAAGAATTTATTAAATATAAAATGATGTTTACCTTCTGATGTCCACACATTTCCTAAAAATATTTCTTCTTT